AAAGAAAATCTCTCAACAAATCATTAAAGGCGATGGAACTACCAATAACTTTACTGGTATTTTCTCTGATAAAGCGGATGCATTAAAAGATCAAGCTGATTTAGAGATTAGTGCGATTGATGAAAATACCCTTGATGATATTGTCTTTGCTTATGGTGGAGATGAAGCAATCGAAAATGGAGCTTGTCTTATCATCAATAAAAACGATTTAAGAGCCTTTGCTAAACTTAGAACCAAAGAAGGAAGAAAAGTC